TCTAAGTCTATAAAAGTTTCACCATCATCTACAGAAATCTGTACTATACGCAAGCACTCTGGCTCTTCTGGAATAACGTATGCATACTGCCAGCCACGATTTACTCCATCTTTTAACTTGGCAAGTTTTGCTGTAGTTCGTGCACAGTTCCAGTCATTAGACCGAAGTAGTTCACGTTTAACCATATATACCAGAGCCTTAACAGAAACTACTGTGCTAGAAGAAGCGTCATTTGTTTCCAAAGACACAACAGGCTCTTGTCCTATTGATACAAGAGCAGCGTTTACTAATTCTATAAGTGATGGTTTAGCCATTATTCTTTACTCGCTTTTTGTAAGTTCTTTTCCACTAATACGACTGTTTTCACAGTCTTTTCCATTTTGTCTACATTGGTTACTATAAACTCATAGTAATTAATCAATTCTTCTTTCTCAAACCTAAATACTCTAAAGATATCTCCTACTGTTGCAAATGTATAAGTAGGATAAAAGAACACTGGGTCTTTGATATCAAAATGTGTATCAACCTTAGTACTGTACGTATAGATGTTGTGTTCAGCTCTACTGTTTGGAATTACAGTAACCAATTTAGCGTTGATAATTTTCTTACTGCCACTAAGCGCTCTTTTTTCTTCTACGACTTGAACCATTTTTCCTCCTTCGTTGTAGGAAAAGGGAGAAGGATAAACCAACTCCCCAACTCCCACATAATATTATTAAGCTCCTAAAGTTGCTACTTTAGTAGTGATTGTTTTAGCTTTTACATCAACTGCTGTAACTAACAAGATACCGAAAGTACCTTGAGCGTTAACTAGAACAATATCACCTGCTTTAACTGAGCCAACCAACTGAGCATTGTCAAAGTATTTTGCAGCTTTAACAGTAGCCCAAGTATCTCCTGCTGATGCAGTAGCTGCTCCATCTTGAGTAGTACCTGCTGCATCTGGAACATACATATATATTGCGTTAGTAGCTCTTGCAACTGGTGCGAATAATTTAATATCTAATGCCATATTATTATCTCCTTATTTCGTTACTTTGCTACACTGCATCTTTTACGTCAAATGCTAACGCACCTGTTTCATCAATCAAACAAGCACCGAGTTTTCTTCTCATGTAGTATAAGATAGTGTCGTCATCAGTTTCTCTAACTCTAACTTTATCTACACCACCAAGAGCCAAACCTACACAAGATTTAACGAAAGCGTTACATTTTGTTGTGCCTTCTGTATCACCTGTAGGAAGGTCTGGGTCAACTCTCCAAACCATATCCATCCAGAAACGACCAGACTCAGCCTTTGTGAATAAATATGGAAGGTCTTGCATTGTGATTGCATCAGCGTGATAGAATTGTTTGATGTTCATTAATTGGTTCCATTGTTTAACACCAACGTTTACAATAGGCAATTCTTTGTTTCTGAATACGTGGTTAGCTTGGAAGTGTTCCCAAATTTGTTGAGCACCTTCTAAAGTCATGCCAGCTGCATCAGCACCAGTGATTGTCTGAGTTGTTTCATTGATAGCACCTAAAATCAAATCATCTACACGAGTGTTCATTGAAGCCATAGCATTATCAGTGATAACCAACATACCATTAGCTGATGTTGAAGAAACTTCTTGTTCATCAATTTCATCACCTGCATAGTAAGTTTCTAGGTCGCAAGGAACTCTATCTAATGAGCCACCATTACGAGGGATTTTACCAAATCTAGCCTTTTGTCCTGCTGGTGTACCTGCGTGAGAACGGTTAAAGTAAGTTCTGTCACCTACTGGAACTGGTCTAACAGTTACTAAGTCAGCATACAAAGAGTCTCTTTTTTGGTAACAAAGTTTAATTTCTGACTGGAATTGTTCTTCCACTAAAGGTAATAAATTCATTTGTCACTCCTTTTCTTTTCTACTAACTGTATTGTTTCCTCTCACTAGGTTGCCTCTCGGGCTAGCTTTGAAGATTATTCTAGGATACTGTGCCAGGGTGCTCCGAAGAGGTTAGCCCTTTAGTCTTCCTAATTGCCCTTGTTGAGCCATTTGCAATTGTACAATTTGCTTGTTAAGCTCAGTTACTTGGGCTTTATTTTTTACATAGTCTGCGCTCATCAGAGAGTCTCTCTTAGCACGCAAGTCTTCGATAGTTTGTGGTACATTTTCCACTCCTCTACCTTCTATAAATATGGTATCGCCTGTCATCATCTTTGTCAAGGCTAGTTGGGATTTTAGAAAGTTAGAGTCTCTAAACAAGCCAGATGCAGCCATACGGTCAATTGTTTCTTGTGGGTACATTTGAGTAATTTTGGAAGATATATTATTGATATTAGACGCATAGTCTTTACCCCATTCTTTTCTCAATATATCCTCTGATTGTTTCATTTCTGCGCCAGCTTGAGAAGCTACGCTCTCATTGTATTTACTTACATAGTCATTCTGGATATCTACATAAGCAGAAGCGAGAGCTTGATACTGGTCTTTTGTCAAGTTAGCTTTGTCTGCTATATCTTGGAACACTGAAAAATCGAAAGACTCTTTACCAAATGATGCCCCTTCTGGTTTATCGTATGTAAAATCATATTCTGCTGCAGAAGCAGGTTTTCCTAACTTAGAGTAGAATGCTGTGATATCTTCTGCTGATGAAGTAGCGTCAGGTATTCTAACTGATTTCGAAATAGTCTGTTGGGCTGAAATGTAATTTTTGAATACATCTTGTACATTGCTAACCCTGCTCCATTCAGAGCGTTCTCTTAAATCTTCTGGAATGCAATCTCTCCAACCTTCTGTCATAAATTGGTTAACATCCATACTAGCTGGTGCTGCGGTTGTTGGAGCGGGAGCCTCTGCTGGCGCTGGAGTAGTATCCCCACCTTCTGGCGCTGTGTTAAGTAAATCTTGGTCTGACATAGTTCCTCCTTAGTTGTTTATAAATTTCTCTATTTCTCCAAGCGTATCATCAGAGATACGAGCAGACATTGTCAGGATGTACTCTATAACTTCTCTGTACGCTGCATTCTTTGCTAACTGAATAGCATCTGTGGTAGGCGCAGCTCCATAGAACTTGAACCTTATCATCAAGTCCTCTAATACTGCCGCTCCTCTTTCCTTGTTCTCCTTGCTGTTAAATAAAACAACATATTTCTTTTTGACGTTAGGGTTTATCCCCCTTAGCTTGTAAATTAAATCTCCAAGCATTACATCATTCCTCCCTGTAGAGCTTGAGCCTGTGCTTGAGCTTGGTCAGCTTGGGCAGCGTCTCTGGCGGTTTGTGCCCCAGCTTGAACCATCTGTGCTTGTTGCATTTGCTGCTGCATTGCCATTTGCTGTTGCATCATCTGAGCTTGTGCTTCTCTTTGCTTTCTAATTTCTGCCTCAGAATATAATATCTTAGGCGGAGCACCGAGTAGCTCAGCATATAGCCTCATTGCTCTTTCTACATTTATTATTTCCATACCACCAACTGGTGCGAGCTGAGCACCGAAAGCAAGAGTTCTTTCTGTTGCTGAAACATCAAAGTGTCTTTGAGCTTTCGCTAGTGGACTTTGGTAATCAATAGCTAAGCCAATACCTGCTCTAAAAGCTTCCTGCAGTTCAGCTGGAGGGTCTGGAAGAATGCCACCCCTGCGCTTAAGAATATTGAATACTCTTATAACCATAGGTCTTAAAGCATCTCTTTCCAAATAACCTTGCCAAGGTGACATTAATTTTAATTGAAGCAATTGCTCTTGCATAGCTTGGTATGTGTTATCTTTATCTGTTTGGTCAATCAAATCAATCAACATGCCCTGGCGAACTTGCTCACGAGCGTCCTTAATTGTTTCAATGTTAATCTCAAAATTACCAATTGTGTGCATTGGTGTAGCCATGTTCTGAGCGTCAGCTTCATGATAGTTCAAAGCAGCTGGCTTCATAGACAGCGGATTAACATACGTATCTAGTGGTACGTTCATAGCAGGTGTTAATGCTAAGTCACCAGCAGACAGCTTTTGTCTTGCTAGCTTGTTTAATGATTTGATTGTGTGCCTAATGCTCATAGCTGGGGAGAACCCATATACATAACCAGCAGGGACGTTGATACGACCTACTGCATAAGGGAATTCCTCGTATCCAGACTCAAGAACTAACTTCTTAGATTGATAGTCAATCCAGTAAGAAGCAATAGGCATGTTGAATACGTCTTTTTTATTAGGGTCAAATACTGGTCTAGGCATTACTGCGTGTACAAAGACCCGTTCTTTGAGTGGATTTTCTTGTGCGTCTGACAGGACAGAACTGTCTAGACCTTGACCAAATTGAGCTACGGCTTGTTCGTTCGTAAGAATAACTGTTCTGTAAACCTCACCTATACCACCGTATATGTTATTGAGCACGTACAAATCCTTAGTGGCTACTGGTTGGATAACGAACAAATCCTCAGAGTAATCTTCTAAAATTAAAAAACCAGATGTAGCGAAAGCGAGAAGTTCTTGGCAGAAACCGTGAAACGGTGAGGAGATTTGAGCATTAATATACTCGCATACTGTGCGTGCTGTTTCTTCCAAGAAGCTCTTTACATCATAGCTCTTCATTAAATTCGCAATAGTTGGTGCATTTTTCTTTTTGCTGCCGTTAGAGATTAGCTTAAAATTAAACCACTGTGTCGCAGGGTTAGCTGTATATGAGTACAAAGCAGAAGCTGCCTTAGTCAAGGCATTTGTTGCTGTGTCATCATATATCTCTGCATTACGGTCGTATAGAGAAATAGCCCCTGTGTTAGGCGCTACGTCGTAAAAACCACCACGATATGGCAAGACATAATTTGCTACCTCCTGCCATATAGATGTGTATTGTTTACGCTTGTCCTGCGCTTGATTAAATCTTTTTAAAAGTTGACGAGCCTTCTCAGTCTTCTCTAATTCCTGAGCCATTGCCTTCGCTACTTTTTCGTCTTGTGACATTTCCTAGCCTCCAAGGGTGTTATTGTTAGAGCCCAAATTATCCATACCTAACAAGCCACCAATAATAGATGGTGTGCCACCTGCTGTTAGCAATGAGTAACCAGCATCCGTTCCTGTACCTGTGGTGTAATCAGTGGACTGCTGGAACATATTAGAATATGCCATATTAGTACTCGTTCTTGCACCTAATGCATTAGCCTTAGCTGTAGCTTTCTGAGCTTCTTCTTGTGCTTTCTGTTCGTTATATTGTCTACGTGACTCATCTAAAGAAGCTTGAGCAATTCTGTTACTTTGTTTTGAAGGGTCTCCTCCCATAGTAAACCTCCTTATGTATTACTTGATTTTCTTGTAGATATTAAACTTGACATAATTGAATAATCTCCTGTAGCCCCATTAGCTGCGCTTCCTGCAAACAAGTTAGTAGAGCTTGGATTATTTGACTGCAATGTTTCACCAAAAGCTAGAGCCGAACTGTAAGCAGTAGTTGCATCAGCTTTTAACTGAGCCTTAGTTGCTTCTTTTTCTGCTTGAGCTTCATTATATGATTGCTGCTGGAACAGCAAGGATTGTTGCGAAATCTTATTTGATGCTGCTGCTGCCTTTCCTGATTGGACAGAAGATAGCAAAGACAGAGCACCTTGCACACCGTATTGAGATGCTACCTTGCCACCAGCACTAGCTATTTTAGCTTTGAAACTAGACCCCTTAGTCGCCTCAGGAGTAATAGCCTGTGTTGGTACACCAGAGGTCGTGCCTGTAACTGTAGTACTAGTAGACGTACTACTTGTTTTTAGTGCATTCATTGCTGATTTCAAATCAGGAAGTTCTCCCTTTACCCCCTCTGATATAGCACCAGTACCTACTGCAGGACCAGTTAGTGCACCAGATGAAGTAATTTTAGATAGAGGGTTTCCTGCTTTAGCTGCACTAGAAACAGTGTTAGCCACCTTAGCTGCTCCATTAAGCACTTTAGCTCCTGCACCTGCACTTTTAGCCGCTGCCTGTGTTAAAGCCCCTGCCGCTGCTCCTGCTGCAGCACCAACACCTGCGGTGCCCACTGTTATAGCAGCCTCAGTACCTACTTCCTTAACTGCATTACCAACAGCGGTCTGACCCGTAGCCACTCCTGCTATCGGACCTCCTGCTTGTATAAGCGCCTTTTTCCAGTTACCTTGAGCCAATGAACCAATAAAAGACATACCGCCCCCTCATTATTAAGTTACTATATCTATATATTATATTATATTTTATAAATTAGCAAGTATTTAATAATCATAAATGTTGTAATCGCACTTAGCAAAGAGAGGTAGACCCCTTTGCTGTTCTCCCTCTTTTCTCTTCTTAAGTTTCTGCATTTCACGCAATTCCATCTTGATAGCTTTCTCACGAAGAGGATTATAGTCGTGGTCTGCTTCGGGCTGTAACTTAGATGCCTTGGCAGCTTGGCTGTCTATAAACGCTACAATGCCCTGGCAGAGATACCTAAAACTGTCACAGTTACTCACCAGGATATTGTTAGCATAGTAGCAGTGATGATTTTCTACAGTGAGGTCATATACTGGTTTAACCTTCTCGCTGCATTTTACGTCTATAACGTGCTTTGCAGGTGCCTCCACAGAATTTAGACCTGCTAGGAAAATATGTTTCATATTCTTTTCCACATACAATGCAAGTTTTTCTAGTAGGAGTTTTATTAACCCATGCCTGCTTTCCGTGCTCTGAGTGCCATTTTCTTCCTTCTGTACTGGCATGCCATTCCTTTGCTTTCTCCCCAGCTCTGCAGATTTGCTGTTTGTTTTCTTCACTATTAATCCACTGATTTGTAGTAGCGTGCATACGAGAGTGCTCGCTGGCACTGATAAGCTCCAAGTTCTCAAGGCAGTTATTGTCTTTATCACCATCTTTATGATGAATGTGATAGCCCTCTGGTATATCTCCGTAAGCTTGTTTCCAAATATACCTGTGTGCCGAACCGTAGACCTTACTCCACCAGTAGCCATTGTCCTTTTTATAAAATCTTTTTCCAGCCCAGACTCTATATTCTCTGTCTGTGCTTGGCTTTCTACCTGCTCCTCTTTTTCGATTTGCCCAGTTACTTGGATTAAGATTTCTAAAATTTCCATCCAAGGGATAAGTTTCTTCGGTGCTATCCCCAGACCAATACAACACTTTATGTAGCAAAGTCTGCTTTCCACCAACCTGTGAAACAAAGAACCCTCTCTTTTCCCAAAGCCAGTATTTAATACCTTTGTAGCAAATAAAACTTCGTCCCTTAACTTGGTCGTATTCTTCAATAAGTGTATCCATGCTTTATCCTCCTTTGTGGTTACAATATCATTGTAACACAATTCGTCAGCAGGTACAACCCCCCTGTGCGTGAATATTCCATGGTCAGGTGTGCATTCTATCTGTTCACCCGTAGATAGCGTAATAACTAGTGTTTTAGAGTCTTTCACTTTTCCTGCTTTTAATACTTTAGCAGGGGTATCTTCTAGCAAAATGAACTCTCCTTCTCGAATATCTTCGATATTCTTATCGCCTTCTGTGGTCGAAACTTTC